ATACCAGCAAAAAACATCTGGCATCAGCATTCCTAATCCGCTGGCAGGCGTGGGACAAGGAAACACAACCGAACTACATGGTGACGAAGATATAGAAGAGATTGTTGAAGAGGAGATGATTGATCGCCCCTTCTTTGAACACATAATTAATCTTAGAGAAGTACTAGTTGATCCCGGCTTGCGTATTCCAGATATACGTAAAGCTAAATATGTCGTTCATAGACTATATCTGACCTTTAAGGAGCTAGATAAACTTCGTGATCGTCCCGGCTACGACATACCACCGGAAGAAGAGTTGCTTGGTTTATTTTTCCCGCCTAAAGAACAGGTCGAAGCGGCTCCTGGTGAGCTTGCTGCTCGCAACCCTCTATGGGATTTACGAGCGCAGCCAAGATATGAAGATACGTCTGAAGACCCTTTTAATCAACCGCTAGAAGTATTGGAGCGGTGGGATAATGATAGCGTTATAGTGGTTTTGCAGAAGAAACTGATTATCTGCAACGACAAAAATCCTTACGGAAAGATTCCGTTCTTGTCCGTTGGTTGGTGGGATATTCCAGAAGCTTTTTGGAGTATGGGCCTTGCCAAAACGATTGGCTCCGAACAACGTTTACAACAAGGAATCACAAATACTTGGCTGGATAATGCCGCTCTAAACCTAAACGGTGTGTACGTCAGAATGTTGGGTAAAGGGCAGCAATCTCAAAGTATTCGTATTATGCCGGGTAAGGTCTATAACGTAGAACTTGATGCCCAAGGCAGAGGTGATCTTAAACCCCTTGAAAGAACTAATGCTGTTCCCGAAGCAGGCGAGCACCTTAGTATGTCGCAGGCGCGTGTGGAATTGGTTAGCGGTGCTAACGAAGTTACTGCTCAAGGTGTGGCTGGTGGTGCTGCTCATAGCAATCTTGGTCGTACTGCTGCCGGTGCCAACCTTATTGGGGCTGGCGCAGCATCTCGTCCTCAAGATTTCGTCGAAAAATTTGTTGCTCAAGTATTCATTCCATTTCTCTATGAAGTAGCTGAAATGAATAGGGCATTGCTTCCGAAAGAAACTATTCGGTATATTCTTGATGAAGAACTAGAACACGCATACTTCCAAGAAGGCGGAAGTGTTGTAGACTTGCTCAACTCTAGAGTAATGTTTTCTACTCTGGCTGGGGCTAAGATGCAGGCTCGTAGGCAAATGGCTCAAGCTATGCCTTTGTTAATTCAACTTCTTACTAACGAGCAAACTACTAAACAGCTTGGAATTCAAAAGAAGAAAGTAAACTTCGAAGCAATCTTTAAAGACTTTATCGAAGTATCTGGGTGGAAGACTCGTTCTGACTGGATTCTAGATATGACTCCTGAAGATGAGCAGCGTTATATGGCTCAATCGCCTGCTGCCCAAATTCAAGCTAAGACCCAAGGTGCTGCTCAGTTACAACAACAGCAACATCAAAACAAACTGGACTTGGTTAATGAAGAAAATCTAGCGCGTGGCGGGCGTGAAGTTCTCCGCCACGTTCTAGAAGCTGCGGAAACCCCACAGGCTCAGTTTGGCGCTCCTGCCGCTGGTGCTGGATTTGGCGGGAGTTTCTAATGACTATAGAAGAACTTAAAAAGCTACAACCTACCGATCAGTATCTGTTCTTAAGCGATCTATGGTGGCAGCTTGAAGGTATGCTGGCGCAGATTCTTCCTGATAACGAAGAAGGAAAGCAAATATGGAATACGTTTGCTAGCATTAGATACGACATGCACGATCTGTTTTGCGATGAACAGGCGAAGCGAACTGATTAATCCGCCGTTAGGGGATAAAGATGAGAGATTATAGTGATATAGAGCGAGTATTTGAACTAGTTGCAGAAGCCCGCGCTAGGGAAGCAAAAGAATCAGGCTTTCCTGTCAACCCCTTAGCTCAGGACGAAAAACAAGAAGCATATAACTGGGCAGATGGACAAGACATAAAGAACATAGTAGATACACCCGGCTTTGATGTAATAATGATGTGGCTGGAACAGTTTATGGACGAGGGTATAAAAACCCTAATGCTTGGAACAGTTCCTACCGACAAAGAAGCAGTGTTGGCGAACTTTGCCATTGCCCACGCTGCTACAGAAGTTTTTAACAAACTAAAAATTAAAATAAGTAATGCTTTAGATGCTGCTCAGGATATGCCTGAAGTTCTGAAACAAGGTATTCGAGTTACTAGAGGCGTTCGTCCTGTTCCAGCAGAAATGAATTAAAATAAAATTATTCCGTTAATGTCCGGATTGACATAAGGAGAATGTAATGTCTGTTAGTAAACCTACCGTTGAAACCGATCCCTTTCTTGATACCGATTTTGCTCCACTAGATACCCGTAATCATGGCGACCATATCGCCGCTCTTGGCCGTATTGCTGAAGAGCATCCAGAACTACAGCAAGGTTTGGTTCAAGAACCTGTCACACCACAACCAGTAACCCCTGCTTCGATTCCCGAAGACCAGCCAGAAACGTTTGAAGTTGATGGCGGGACGGTCACCCTCAGCCACGATGCCAAAGGTTGGCATGGAGTGTTGACTCTAGACGAAGGGGGTGGTGATGAAGTATTTCACGGTAAAACCCAAAAAGAACTTATTACTAAAGTATTAGCCGGTAAAGTTAAAGCAACTGCTCAGATTCGTAAACTTAACAAGAAAATCAAATTGGGTACTCCTGTTGAGGATGTTGTTACTGTTTCTGAACCTGTGCTGGCTAAACCTAACCAGCTTAATGCTAACGATATTTTTGAAATAAAAACGGCTCTTGAAGCCGATCCCGATAAAGCCTTTGATCTTCGTTTTATAAAGAAATATGGAATGTCGGAGTCAGATTTTGTCGCCCTAGTACAGCAACTAAAAATTAGTGCTAAAAGAGGCGAAGAGGCATACGAAGAGTTAACTGTTGAAGGTGTTTCTAAGGAATTCTTGGAAGCGCATAAAGATGAGTACTATCCATATGCTGAAAACGGCGAAGCTATTATGACTTGGTTGTGTAGAAACAAGCTTCGTCGTAACGTTACTAAAAGCGATAGTTTTGGTACAATCTCAGGCGAATTGCTTAGAAAAGGGTTGTACACTGTAGAAAATTTAGAGGAAGCCTTTGAGGATTTGCGTGATAGTGAATTACTTATCCCGCCCCCACAACTGGAAGTTCCTGAAGAAGTAGAAGAAATAGAACAAGAACCGATTCCTGTTGCCGCTGTTCTGCAGCCTGCTCAGGCGGTTCAACCTGTTGCCCAGAATCCGCGAATTGTGGCTTCTAAGAGACAGGCGAGAGGCGGCTTAGGGATTCGGCCTAGCGCGGTGCAAACCCGTCAGGTTGATGACCAACGAGCGCCCTCTGCCGACGAGTTAGAGAACCTACCTACAGATCAGTTAAGAGAATTGCTTAACAACACATATAGGTATGCTCGGAGTGCTCGGCGCTAAAAAGGAAATTTATAGAGGAGCCACATTATGGCATTCTCTCCAGCCAGCATCTTATCCACTGGCAGCTTGCCCAACTTGCAAGCCATCTACTACGAGAGGGAAGCGATTCCTAACCTTAAGGCGCAGACTCCGTTTCTCTCTATGACTAAACAAAAACCGTTGCCCTTGCGCTCCGGTAACCAGATTCAGTTCTATACCTACGCCCTGCTTGGTGGAAACACTCAGCAAGCTGCTGAAGGTACTGTCGGTTCCCCGATTACTGAATCTAGCACTAAGATTGTCGCCACTATCGGCCAGTTTGCTGATTTTATCAACTCTAGCGATTTAGCTATGGATGTGGCGATTGACGATCCTTCTCTGTTGCAGAACCTTGCTACTGAGTTAAACTATCGTCTTGCTTTAACCCTTAACAGTTTGGTTCAGGTAACTCTGGATTCTGCTAATGCAGTTGATGCTAGCTTCAATATTCAGCTTGCCAATGGTAGCTATTTGACCGTTGCCAACCTGCGTACTGCTAGTCAGCAACTTGCTGGCGTGAACGCTCGTCCCTTGACTAGCGACGGCTATTATGGTGGAATTATACACCCATTCGTTGTTCACGATGTGTTTAACGATACATCTGCTGGCGGTATCACTGATATCCTGAAGCGTAACGACGAAGGTGCAAAACGGTTGTTTGAGCCGTTGCAGAACGAACAGGTTCTGACGTTTGCTGGAATTAAGTTCAAGCAGACTACTACTGCTCCTACTACCACTATTGCTGGCAACACCTACTACAATACCTATATTGTGGCTGATGATGCTCAGTTCAGCGTGTTCCTTGGCAAGAATCCGGAATCTGGAGACAAGAACTATCGTCTTATGATTCAGGAAGCTCCTGCTCAAGGTAGCGTGTCTGATCCAGCGCGTCAGATTGGTGGATGGGTTTCTTACAACGTAAAATACACTACGACCCTGAGGCCGGGGTCTACTATGACTGCTCGCAGATTACAAAGTGAGACAAGCAGCTCGTAAGTAATTGGAAACAAATAACTTAGAGACTAGAGGCAGGTTCACTGCTTGCCTCTAGCTTTCTATAAAAAGCAGCCAACTGTTCTAGTTCAACCACTGTTGCATTTTGTTTCATTCGATTAGCTTTAAACGACACAACTACGATGTTTCCTTTTGTATAGCCTTTTTCTGGAATGATTTGATCTATACTAGGAGAATTTTCGTGAAATCCCTTATCTCCGTGTTCTAGTGGGAATCCAAACACAGGACAGTGGGTCGGAATGATAACATCTTCTCTTGTTATGTTAAACGGAATGTTGTACTTTTTTGCACGAGATTTAGCAGCGTGGAATAAATATACATCAGGGTTGTCTCGATTGTAGAGTTTTCTTCGAGCCGCCAGTTCTGGTTTATGGCTTTGGCGGTATTTTTGCTGCCGCTGTTTATAGTTTTCAGGATGTTCTTCATCCCACGTTTTCTTACATTCGGCTTGTTTTTCTTGGTCTTTGTATGGCATAATTAGAATTGTAACACACCTAGCCCTGTTTGTCAACAGGTATTTTTGTAAAGAATTGTAAAGGAGAAATCGGTCTGTGAACAGACGAAACCTGCTTAAGAAATTATGTATAATACCTTTGGCTGCTTTGGGGATTGAAAAAGCAATGGCCGCTGTCGCGGCCCCGGCCAAAGATTTAGAAAACACTGCTGCGAGTCTACATCCTATCTTCGTATCTGATAGTAAATGTTTTGACCAT